GAATTGTTAAATTACAAAATGGTCCAGTAGTAAAGCATGGTCGTGGTCAATTTGGAACAGAAGTTGTTGCACACTCTGCTGGAATATCTGATTATTGGAAATCAGATGACAACATAAAAGGATGCTACATGGCATCTGAATATTTATTTGATAATAAAGAACTTCCAACAACAACAGTTGCTACTGCTGGAAAAGTAACAGACACTGGATCATCTTCTGATGCTCTTGCAAAAACATCTTCAAGAACTGGACTTATTAAAAACTTTCTCTCTACAACCCTTACTGGAGAGATAGGAACAGCAACACAGCAACAGCCAGGCTCTATTCAGTCTTCTGCTCTTTCTTTAACTGGTCCCAATTTTACAACAAAAGAAAAGCCAAGAAACTTTTTGTCATATGTCCATAAGTCATTAGAGAATAAAAAGTACAAACACTTTGGAACAAGAATGAGGATTGTCGGCAAAATAGAAAATAATCAAGACAGAGGCCAAACCTCAAATGGATCTTCCACCTACTTTGTTGTCAATGGCTCTACACCAGACAAAAATATAAATGTTTCTGGAGGTTCTGGTGGAATAGCGGTAATGCTAAACCCAACAACTAATGTTGGTTATTATTTTGAAATCGCAGCATTGGGACTTGGAAAGTTGTCAAAAACAGAAAAAGAAAGTGTTAGCAACGTATTTTTTTATAAAGTAGAGTCTGAAAATGGAAAAGCCATTCCAGTAAAACTGTGGGAAGGCTTAGGAGAGATTACAGTAGATGACGGAAGATTTACTGGACAGTCAAGAAGTTTTGCTGAGGAAAATCCAACGGTATATGACTTGGCAGTAGAATACGAAGACATAGGAAAAACAAGAAGGTTTTATCTATATCTAAATGGGAGTCTTTTAGTGTCCGTAGATGACCAAAATCCTTTGCCAGCCTATTCTAATATTGCATTATTTACAAGAGGATCTTCTAGAGCAATGTTTGAAAACGTGTATGCACTATGCAATAACTATTCTCAGAATACATCGTTTTCTTTAGGTGCCCCAGTAAACTCTGCCTTTGGAGATATTGAAATTGATGCAAATGAATCTTTTAGAAAATATTCTATTAGTGGTTTGATACAAAACACCTATCTTACTGGCATTGGTTCTTCTGAGCCACCAAAGTATGATATTTATTTTGAGGAGTTTGGAAGTATTATGAGAGAAGCAGCCGTATTTAATTTTAAATATGACAAAGCATATCCAGCCCTTAGCGCTAAAATCTCTCCAACATTTAACAAGATGAAGAGTTATGTTGTTTCTGGGTTTAGGGCAGGATCGTATGGAGCAGAGTTTCTTATATTCAACACAACAGATGCTCCAATTACTTTGGATGAAACAAGTGGCAACTATTTAAGAATTCAAGGAATTACTTTTACTCAGCAGTCTGAAAATAATCTTACGGTAGATGAATATTTTAATAAAAATACTCTTGTCTCTAATCCACAGTTTATTGCGGATAGGCTAATTTCTAATCCATATAAATTCAAACAAGACTATCAAGATATTAAACTTAGTAGAATGACACATGGTAAGCGAGACTTTGCTTTAGAAACTGTCTATATTCAGTCACAAGATGAGGCTTCTAGTTTGATGAAATGGCTTGTTGAAAAAGTCACAAAGCCAAGAAGATCCATAGGAGTTAAAATATTTTCAATACCAACAATTCAACTTGGAGATATTGTTAGTGTAGACTATAAAGAAAACAATATAAGCATGGCATCAGATCCAAACAACAGGTTTGTTGTATATAATATTGAATTTTCAAGAAGTTCAGATGGACCAGAAATGACTTTATTTTTAAGTGAGGTGGCCTAATGGAAGTAGAAGGACTTAAGTATCCGACATATCTTTCTGCCGTGGCTGCAATTCCTGAAGCATCCAAAAAAGAAACTGATGATTCGGTAAAAGTTGCAACGCTAGATTTAATATTAGAACAAGAAGACACAATGTCTATTGAAATAATGACAGACTTAATTTTTGAAGACATTGGTGGATACGAACTTGCAACAATATCAAGACATGATTTGGTTAATGGGCAAAAAGTAATATATGCTCCAATTAAAAACCTTACAGACCTATATCTACAATACAATCCAAATAATGTTTTAAGGTTGCAATCGTCTGACTCCTACTTTAAATCTTTAGCCTTGTCTATTTTTAATCACCTTCCAGTGTGTGGCAATGGATACGACCTGGTTGGAACAGATCCAGACCTAACAAAAAGAACAAAGGTGCCAAATTGCAAGTCAGTATACATAGACCCAATAACTGGAGATCTAGTAATTAATTTAATTAATGTCAAAGAGGGTGAGCAAGCAGAGGTCGAAGTATTGACCGCTGGCAACATTTTTGATGATACAATATACTATGGGAGCGTTCAATGATAACTAATACAGGAAAAAATCTTTTAGCAAAATATCTGGTAGGTCAGACACCGTCTTACGCATCCCATATTGCAGTTGGATGTGGGACTACTCCAGTAGTTCCAGGTCACATATTTAATACAGAAGAAATAAACTCTATGAAAAATAAACAATCTTTAAATTTTGAAATGTTTCGTGTGCCGATTATTTCGAGGGGATTTGTAAATGAAGACGGATTATCAAAAGTAGTTCTTACAGCAGAAATGCCTACAGAAGAAAGGTATGAGATTACTGAGGTTGGAATATTTTCTGCAGGATCTAATCCAGTGGCTGGATCATTTGATAGTCGAGTCATATATTCTTTTGCAGAGACAGATGGCTGGTTGTATAGTATTGATGGGGAATCTCCTTCTAATATTTTTTCACAGTATGGACCTTTAGATGGAGACGCTGCAAATGGAGTTATAAATGTGGTTGATTCAAACAATCAAGAGTTAAAGGTTTTTTCTACAAATGCTGACAATAGAATTTTTACAAATGAAAACAGAGTCGAAAGAAATGAAAGATGCAGATTTTTAAATAACATCGTTGCGATGAGGGGAGACACATCAACTCTCTCATACAACCCACAAGGAAGTATGGTTGGATTAACTGGATCAGACTATATTGTATTAGATCCAACTTCTGTAGATTTTACTAAAAACAGTCCATTAGATGAACTTAGACTTGCGTTCTCTGTTGTAAATCGGGTTCCTGGAACAAGCCTAGTGCCTGCAGCCGTTCCAGACAATGTAAAGATTTTGTTAGAGTTTTCTCACACTGGAACAGATGGAAATCTTCAGTATGCAAAATTTGTTGTAGACATTGATGATACTAACTATGCACAAGGAACATCAGAAAATGAACACAACTTTGCAAATAATAGATATGTTGTAGTAAACAGAACCTTTCAAGAATTAGAAAAAACTTTAAGGTTTAAGTGGTCTGATGTTACAACAGCAAAAATTTATGCTTCTGTTAGAAAAGAAAATTTGCTGTCAGATTCTTTTTATGTTTGTTTAGATGCTTTAAGAATTGAAAATACAACCTCTACAAACTCTTTATATGGACTAACTGGATACTCTGTAATTAAAAATATTAATGCTAGGCCAGTAATTAAGTCATCTAATACAACCAACTACATAGAGTTTAGATTTGTTTTGGATGTTTAAATATGACAAATACACCAGATAAAGGGATCAAAAATGTGGTTGTTAAGAAAGAATTCCTAGGTAAAGTAACAGGGTCTAATGCAACCATTGTAAGATTTCGGCTAGTATCAGAAGACAAAAATAGAAAATCTCCATATTCTCAAATATTTGTCACAGAATCTGGAGAGGTATTTATAGGTATTGGAGATATAAATGTTGTGGGAAATACTGTATTTGTGAACTGGTCATCTGGAGATGTTTCTACACAAATAATGTATGATGTTTTTGTAGGGTTTGATTCTTCTGCGCCAGCATTTAGAGCAACAACTGGATCAACTAACTACTCGTTCTTAAAAACTGGAACAACCTCTGTTAGAGTCAGAGTTCAAGTATCTTCAATAAATCCAGCATTAAATGAAGACTTAAAGATTTACGACTCTGGAACGATTCCTCTGGTATAATTATATTATGGCAATCTTACCATTACCCGAAAGAGGACAACCACTAGACGTAACCTATCTTTACCAGATAGTTAAGGCTGTTAATGATCTTTCAACACAAGCATCAACATCTATATATAAGTATGTAACTGTAGACACACCTAATGCAGGAAAGCAAAGCGTTAAAACCTCAGAAGCAAGAATTATTGGAGGGTATGTTCAGGTAACATCTAGTTCTTCACAAACTGCTGGTTCCTCTCAACCTTTTACTTATAATTTCCCAAGCGAATTTAAATTTGCCCCAATTGTTACTGCAACCCCAATAAACATTGGAAATACTGATGCTGGAAAAGATGTTACAGTAACTTTATCAGCCATTACAACATCTGGAATTGCTGGAACAGTAAAGTTTAATGTTGGCGGAGATACTTCTATAGGAGTTAATCTAATAATAGTTGGAATTCCTAACTGATGATTTTTTGTAAAAGATGTAAAGGTAGAATGTTTCTTGATCGACAATATTCAGAAATCAATAATCTAGAAATGTATTGCATGTCTTGTGGAGCAAGAGCATTTTTCCATCCACCTAGTAATTCTCAGGAGGGCAAGTGGCTATTAAAAAGGGAACAATTGAGAGCGAAGGCTACAATGTCCTCCCTGTAATCCCAGGGAATAAAAAGGTTTGGTTCTTAAACGGAGACTTAGTAAGGATACATCATCTTAACAAGTCTAATGGAATAATGTCTGTTTATAATATAACAAAAGATCAAATTGAAAGTTGTTTAATTAGTGATTTTAAAAATAAAAGAGAGCGAGCCTACACCGTAGGTCAGACTGCTGATCTAGTTAATCGTCATAAAAAATATATGCCATCATTAATGAAACGAGGAGTCATTCCATTTCCAACGGGATCTCAAAAAGGTGGAGCAAGAGGATTTCAAGTAAGATCATATTATTCGGAATCTCAAGTAAGAGAGATTCGTGATATACTTGCTACATACCATATTGGTAGACCAAGAAAAGATAAATTAATTACTAATGATATTACGCCTAGTAAGCAAGAGTTGACACGCAGAATGGGCGATGGTATACTTACATATACGAGAACAGAAGATGGACGGTTTGTACCTATTTGGGGCGAATCTATTTAGCGAAGGGTATAGTATGGAAAATGAAACAACAAAGGTATCTGTAACACTTGGGTACACATTAAATCTAGGAAACTTTCAATCACTAAGACTTGACCTTGGAGTAGTTGACTCTAAGCGTGACGGAGAAAATACAGATCAGGCTTTTGAGCGTGTCTACAAATTTGTTGAAGACAAACTAACTGCCAAGATTTTAGAAGCACAAACCGAGGCTGAAGAGAAGTAATGGCTGAACGCAAAGACCGTATGGCTTTGCTTTCAAGATACAGCAAGTATCATACCGCAAGGTACGAATCAAAGCCATCTCTGAACCTAAATGTAGAACAGTGGGCATCTGATGCTCTGATTGAGTCCTACACCTTGCCAGGATGTTACGATATACTTGAGTATTACTTTGCTGTTTCAGAAACCCCATCATGGAATTACTTTGCATATAATGCAGAAAAAATATTACAAGCACAAAAAGATAG